GCGTCCGCGCCGCCTCGAGCTGGGTCAACGCCGATAACAATTGGCGCCGTCGCGTCCTTGTAACGTGGCCGACTGGCGGCATCGTCGACAGCAGACGCACCAATAAACTGATCTTCGCCAGCCGAAGGGAATTCACCGTAGACTTCAACCCGAGCCTGTGGCGAATCCTCGCCATATTCCGCAATGATCTGCTCATAGATTTGCTTGTCCGTGTCCTCGACCGTTCGAGAGTCAATGTTCTCCGTGTGCCAGAAGTTACGTTTGGCGTGGAAACATTCGTAGAAGTAGCCTTGATTGCGCCGCGGGTTGCTGAACGCGAACCAATACCGGTCTAGGATCGGTTCCGTAAAGAAGCCCGCACCGACCGACCAGATGGCGTCCGGGATACCGCTGGCTTCATCGAAGATCAGCATCATGCCGTCGTGGTTGTGAACACCGGCGTAGCTGTCGGGGTTCTCTTCCGACCACAGCTTACCCTCGGCTGCCCAGTAGCGCGTACCCTTCTTCAGGTCACGCTCGACTAACTCAGTCAGCCACTTCGCCGGAATCAGTTTCGTTGCGCTGATCTCCCACCAGTGGCTGTTGATGATCATCGCTTGCCACTTAGTCAACTCACCCCATGTGACCGAGCGGAGCTGGGCTTCACTGTTGGCCGACACGATCACGCTTGATCCGATGCGGGTCGACAGCATCCACAGCACTAACCAAGAGACGAGGGCGGACTTACCGATGCCTCGCCCGGACGCAACCGCAGTACGCAAGGCGTCCATGTCGAGCTGTCCCTTGTTCGTCTTGATGTGCGTGGCGATCCTGCGCAGTATCTTGCGCTGCCAGGTGCGCGGGCCTTTGAACTTAGCGAGTGGTGTGTTGGGCTGCCCCCACGGGAAGGCGAACAACACGAACGCCTCGGGATCATCTGCGAGCTGTGGCGCCCACAGCCGGGTCATCAGTAACTGCTCGCCCTCGGCGTCATAGATCGGCTGTTGCGCCATGTGTCATCTTAGTAGGTAGTCGGTCGGGCGGCTGTTCCGTGATCAGCCCGTCGATGACGCGGGACTGCGCCTGCTGCAGCGCCTGGGTGATACTGATCTTGTTCGTGACGTCGACGCTGATCTCTTGCCGCGCCGTCCAACCGTGGGCGTGCTGCAGGATCGCTAACGCCGCCTTGGCGTCACCATTACGGGCTGCGTCGTGCAGTAGCGCAGACGCCTCCAACTCGCCGTCAGCGCGCCCCTTCTGCTCAGCCATCGTCGCCACCGGATCCATTTCGCAAAGGTGCCGGTACTCCTGCGGCAACATGCCTGCAGCTAACGCCAGTGTGTCGCCCTTCAGTCCGAGCTTAGCTGCGTCGTAGATGGCCTGTAGGCGCGACTCGGTGGCCTCGAGCTTGCGAACCGTCAGCGGTAACGAATGTATGCCCATGGCGGCATGGTAATGGATTTTTTAAAAAAATAAAAAATTTTGTGTAACACCTCCGTGGACGTGACCGGCCGGCCGCGGGCCCCCCACCCCTAGGTTAGTAAGCACTCACTTTTTTGTTGTCAGCCTGGTAAGTTAGTGAGCACTCACTAACTTTTGCTAGGTTAGTAAGCACTAACTAACTAACCCAGGTTAGTGAGCACTAACTAACCGATGTCGGCAATTGACAATTGCCTTTTTCATGCGGCCGGTTGCGTGGCCATGTGACCAGGAAAGTGTTAGCAAAAAGGAATCAAATCTGTGGATAACTTTTTTGTTGCCTTTTTGGCATGAAGGCAATGTCGGCAATTGTAGAGTGCCTTTTTAATCGCTGCGCGTGCGAGAGCGCGTGCGTGGCCGGACAAACCTATTAGCATATAGATAACATTTTTAAGTTCCTAAGGTTCCCTAAAAATAATTGCCATGATGACGTGCATAAAGCCAAAACCCGCACCGGGCCTTGAATATGGTGCACGTCATTTGCCCCGAAATCATGACGTGCATTGTGACGTGCCATGACGTGCAAAATTAACACTTTGATACGCAAATTAGTGTAAAATAATCCTTGACACTTTTCTGTTTTTGTTCTATAGTGTGTGGGCTGTAAATGATTGTGTTGCAAAATAATTGACTAATTTTTGAGCATCTACCAGGAGAACGACATGCAGATCAAAACAATCGATTCATCAAAACTCGAATGGGAAATTTTTCCTAACGATGAGGGCGGCCTCACTTACTGCGCAGACGGTGACGGTTTTGTGACCCTAGAACAAGCCGCGTTCGACGATGGCACACCGTGGTGGACGTTAAACGATCAAGGTAGCCCTGTCGGCGAGATTGGCACATTCGCGGAAACTAAAACATTAGCCGAGGCTTTGGAAATCGCGCAGGACTATCTCGCTGCGACATATAACGAGATTTTCCAGAACATGCGTTTCGATAAGTAACTCAGCCGCCCGACACGTCTGCGCAAACCTGTAATTTTTTTAGCGATCGCATAAAAAAGGAGATGAGCATGGCCAACACAGACCAAAAAGACTTGACGTTTTATCTGACCGAAGAGGATGAGGGTTTTGTAGTGCATTACATTGACTCAACCGGTAGCGAGATTTGGAGTGAGTTCTATGACTCGATAGACGACATAAAGCTTGCCTACGCGCAAGAAATCCAAGCCGGACAATTTCCAAACGACTTGGACGCCGAATAACGCGCAGCCTTCTGGCGGGAAAATTTTTATTAATTTTTTGATAAGGTGACGACATGAGAGCTCTGTTAATCATCGGTGCATATGTAAGCGGCATAACGAGCGCGGCCGGATTCATCCTCGGCTCGGCGAATCTGATCAGCGTTAGCTTTGGCGTTTTTAGTGGTGCCCTCGGCTGCATGATGTTGGCGTATTTCCTAAACGAATTGGAGGCGACAAATGAACGATAAACCTACTCCCCTCGAAATGCTCGGCGGCGCTATTGGTGCGTTGCTCATGTGGGCGTTCTTTTACTTCTTGCTGTCATTCTGAAAAGGGTATCAACATGGAAAAGCAAACCTATAACGGCTGGACGAACTACGCCACATGGCGCGTCAATCTGGAAATGATCGACGGCATGGAACCCGACGATTTCGGATTCTCTCGCAAGGAGGAATTCACGCTGACCGAGGTTTACGAGTTAGCGGACGCGCTACAGAACCACGCCGTAGAGTTTATTGAACTGGAATGTGGGCGAGGTTTGGCGCGCGATTACGCCCTTGCTTTTCTGTCGGATGTCAATTGGCGCGAGATTGCTCAGCACATGGTCAACGATTTTACGGAGGCTTAATCATGCAGACACTTATCATTGACGGCACCACTTATAAGGTCAAGTTTGACCGTGACCCAATCGAGCTCGCCAAAGCGGCTCGCAAACCGTACAAGGCCGCCAAGCCGAAGGACATACGCAAGTTTCCACTCTGGACTCCGGCGGTATCGACGGCTCAGTATGTCCGACAATTCGAGAAGTTAAATTGTCTCGTCGCAGGCGAATATTTTCCCCGATTAAACGTCGAACGCGCTGCGCTGTACGATCCTACAATTCCGCTCTGTGAGGTGTTCAATGATGAATGAAGCTGCGGCTGTCTCTGGCGCAAAAAAACGCGCCTACCCCCATTATCTCGAGCGCGTCGAGCAAGAGCTCGGGGACGTACAGTTAACGTGCTGGTACGATTTCGAACCGGCAGACCCAAGCGTGGGCTGGCCAGCCACCGCTTGGCTGATCCGAGCTCACGTGCGCGGTGATTCAACTGACCTATCTGAGCTGTTGCGCGACTCCGCCGTAAAAATGCTTGAGGCGGAAGCGGCTGATTATCTATCGGGAGGCGGCTGATGTTTGCGCTGTTAGGTTTACTACTTGCCGCAGCGTTGGCAATCGTGCTAGGTTTATAGCGCGCGCCACTCTCCCGCGCGTTTCACCCTTCGGCCCGCCTTTCGGCGGGTTTTTCTTTATTTGACGAGCCGCACGGCCGCTGGGGCCGGTACCTGTTCGACCATCCGCCTGAGCTCTGACTTCGGCGTGTCGGCGAGCTCAGGCGCGCAGAATATATGCTTCTTCGTCGCATGCTCCCGCGTATTGATGCGCCCCATGTCGACCCAGCCCGCCTCCTTGAGCGCGTGCAGGAGCGCCGCTTGAGGAATTTTTACCCCTGATGGCGCGCCATGCACAATACGCTCACAAAGCGCGTAAAAGGGGCTCGCGACAACCCCTGTCGAGAACTCACCCAAGCGCGCGCGCATCATATCGACCAAGTACGATTCGGCCGTCGACCGGCCCTGTTCGACCATGATCATTTTCGCCTCGGTCAACGGCGGCGCAGCGCCTGGGTTGAACCGCGACACGTCACGCGCATACAGCCACCCAGCGGCCGTGGCAAGCCCGCCTGCCTGATACCAATCCCATATCGCCTGCGCGTCACGCTCGGCCATTCTCGGCGCGTCTGAGTAGGTCACAAACCAGCGCCGATCGTCCGATGGCAGGCTAAGCGGCACGCGCTCATTAGAGAACGCCAGAACGAAAATGCGGTTCAGCGCCTGGTACGGATGCAGGCCCTTGCGGTTCACCTGCAGGAACTCGGGCGGCGCTGCAATGATGGGCTTTAGATGGTTCTCGAGCGCGCGACGGTCTTTGGCTTCGCTCTGGCGCAGTTCTTCGAAGACCATCACCTCGGACTCGAGCGCATAGCCCCATTGGCTCATGATCTCTTCGTTACGCACGATTGACACGTTCGCAAGCGATTCGCCACCGATGCCCCATAACAGCGGCTGCCACATAGTATCTTTGCCCGAGCCTGGGTTACCGATGTGCAGCACCGCGTGGTTGATTTTTTTGTTCGGGTTCTGCAGTTTGTACGCCATCACGTTCAGCACATGCTCGCGCTCGGACACGTCCGGGATCATCCGCTCGACATGCTCGAGCCAAACGCGCGGGTTACCGGTGGTTGCCACCGGCCGATGATCAATCCAGCGGTTACCGTACACTTGCCCCTCGCGCGCCACCTGAACGCTCTCGCCTGCGGCATAGGTGATCCCGGCCAAGGTTAAGGCGCCTAGCTTCTGGCGGTTCTCATCGAAGCAAACGGACGCCTCGATGCGGCGCTTGTAGCGGCTCGGGTGAATCGAGAAACAGGTCACATGCCGGTAGAGCGCATTGAAGGTGCTGCGCGCGACTTCTCGGCGGTCGTGCAGGTCGAAGTACGCATCCTCGGACTCGATATACGCGTAGCGGGTATACCAGTCGGCCTTCTCGACTCGGTCGCGCTGCTTTTTCTCAACATCGGCGATTATCTCGGCCGCGGTATCGGGGAATGCTTCGGTCGGGGTCAATTGCGACAACGTGTGGCTCATCGTCTGCGCTAACAGCTCGTCACGCAGTCCAGGCGCGTGCTTTGGGCCGCCGTTGGCCGCAACCCAGTCTAAGAATACGTTCGAATCCAAGTCGATACAGTGCGAGTGCAGGCAGCAGTAGGAACGCGTAGCCGGGCTATAGCGCCCCTCTGGGTTGCCATCACTATGCTCGGCACTGTTCGGGCAGATAACGCCCGCCCAGCCTGCAGGATTCGGTAGCGACAATAGCAACCCTTGGCTCGAGAGCCATGCCATCACGTCATCGGCCCCATCATCCGACAAGCGAATCGGACGCACGCCGAGCGACTCGGCAGGCGCAGGTGTCACGCCAAGCGCGTCGCAGATAGCCTCGAGGGTGTACTCGCGGTCGGGGTGGAATTCGACGAGCTGTGCAGCGAACCGGTCGCGCCCGGGCTTTAGATTGATCGAGCCCGGTAGCCGGAAGTTGCGCACGGCATTGCAGGCGCCTGGGTCGGTGTAGCCTGCGTCAGCGATCGCGCGAATAGCCGCGGCATACTCGGCCTTGGTCGGTTGCTCGGAGAACGCGTAGCCCCACTGGATTGAACCCTTCGACGTCTCGATAATCCATGTCGGCGGGAGCTGCGGCGTCTTCGGCGCCTTGATCGGGTCACCCACGTCGTCCAGCACCATGACTAGGACGTACTCGCAATTCGCAGCGCTTGCCGACGGTTTGCCATCGGTAAAGCGGTCGACGATAAACGACGCCGTGTTGCCGTACCATGCCTGATCGGCCTTGATCTTGCGGGCGTCCGGCAGCGCAGCAGGCCAAGTGCATTTGATCGCACCATCGGCGTGGAACTGCAGCTCGCCGTCTTTCAGCTGTGGCTTTTGGCGCACAATCAGCGCCGTCTCGCCTTCCGGCGCGAGTTTTGTGTAATAATCAAGAAATTCCAAGTGACCCCTCCATTTGGTTGAGCCGCCCCGCCAGGCGGCTTTTTTATTGTTCGACGATTGTCTCGTACACTTCGCAGGACTCCGAGCAGCCTGCGTCTTCTCCTGCATTCGCTATGCGCATCGGCGCGTCTTTGGCTTCTTCATATAACTTAAATAACCCCACGGTATCGATATTTTTTCTAAAAAAGACGCGGTCGCCCACCTGTGGCCCATAAGACCGGTATTGTTGCTCCATCCGAAAGTGAAAATCATAGATGCTAGGGTCGCGCGCAATCTGCATAAAATGCTTTTTAATTGATTTTTTGTAGCATCCTTGGCAATTACCTTCAAATTCGTCAATGCCTAAGTCAAACGCCTGATCGGCCCACCAATCTAAGATTGTATCCTTGTCTGTAGGCCAAACATCAATTAACGGGTATTCAATATTATTCACGCCAGCCTTTTTACTAACGCGACGCTTTTCATCTTCGCGGATGCCGATGGCGGTCGGGATAGTCTTGTAGTCATACCCTATGCTGCGCAAGTACGAATTCATCGGGTTAATTTTTAACTCACGCGTGCAATACGGAAACGCCATATTAGGGATGCCATACTTCTTAATGACTTCTTCAAACGGCTCACCCTGCCGAGCAGCGGTAACGTAATCAATTATTTTATGCGTAGACGCAACGCGGCCATCATGCACGACGGCCTCAAGCCAGACGGTGTTAAAACCGAAATGCGTATCGCAGTTGTGGATAAACTCTAATGTCTTTGGGTGTTCTAACCCAGTGTTAGCAAACGTGACAATAAAATCGTACCGGTCTGACCAGTTGTCTAACAGCAACTTGGTCATGTAAGCGCTAGTACGACCGCCGGAAAATGAGATGTGATATTTAGGCTTCATTTTCCATACCTTTCCATTACTTTGACGCCTGCCTTCAGGGGCAGCCCTTGCGCCCATGCGGGCGCCGTACACATGACCTCGACTAGCCGCTGCTTAGATGCTTCAGGGTCAGCGGCCTCGAGGATGATCTCATCGTGAACGTGTAGGACTGTTTCGGGAAGTTGGCGTAAAGAATGCCGCAGCAAGTCGTGCGCGATTGCCTGCGTTATATTCTCACAGGCGAGTCCCCGCCACAAGCGCGCTCTCGGCCATTCCTTCGCATCCGCTGCAGGTTTCCATGCCGCTTTGACATAGGTAATCTCGTCACCCTCAAACTTAGCAAATGGATAGCATAGGATGCGCCCACTTGGCAGGGCGTACCACAGGTGCTGACCGTCATACATGTAGGTGATGCGCCCGACCGGGAACTCACGCCCTGGGTTGCGTAGCGCACGCGTGTACGCCTCCTCGAGCTTGCTCCAGTAGCGCACGGCCCACGGGTTAGCGCGACGCCATGCGTCAACGATCCGGCGGGAATCCGACTCGGGCAGCACGATGCCGTAGTTGCGGCCCATCGCCGAGAACGCGCCGACTGAGCCACCGAAGCCGAGCGACAGGATCGCGACCTTACCGATCTGGCGCTCCTCGGACTCGTCGCCGATGTCTTCCTCGGGCATGCGGTAGATGCCTGCGGCCTCACGCTTGTAAATGTCGCGCCCCTGCCGGAAGACGTCCAACACCGACTCGGCCTGCGGGTCAGCGGACGCCCACGGCGTAACGCGTGCCTCAATAGCTGACCAGTCGGCGACGACGAAGGAATGCCCGGGTGCAGGAATCAGTGCGGGCCGGAGCATTCCCCGGAGAACATCTGTAATGCGTTTTCCAAATCTTGGGGTGACGCTGTGGCCTCGCACCATAGCGTGGCGTACTGCGTCGGGTTCCTTGGCGCACTTACGAGTG